TACAAAACAGCTACAATTCGTCTCTCCTAATCCTTATTATGAAATGATAAATGAAAGTCAAGACACAGTATCTTACGTTGGTATAGATTTTCTTGACAATAGCAATATCTCTGCTTCTCTTGATGCATCAAACTATATTATTTTCAATAAGATACAGAAAAGTGATCAAGCTAAAAAACCAGTGGATTGTATATCTATTTATTGCCACAACAAGACTATAATTTATTATAAGGATAACGTCTATTTTCAAACGACGAATCTTTTAAATAATATTTCATATTCTCTTGATACTACTAAACTTACTGTATCTATATCTCAATATATCGACTCCTATAATAATATAGACTTAACTGAAAACACGGCTGATCTGATTATTAGTCCTGACGCAAATAGTAATATATTAGTAGTTGTACAGAACAATAAAATGGAGCTGATACGTGAAGATAAATATACTGCTGATGATGGATTTATTATTGGAACAATTATGGTAAGAGTCAACAATAAAAAAGAACAGCAGATATATGACATTCGTTTACGCGGAGGAGGTCTTCCTGATTCCTTTGACCACGATTTCCAATGTCTCTTTGATATTGGATCTATCAAAGGTATGTCTTATCGTAAGGCAGGTTCAGTTATTATCAGAATCCCATCAGAATTTAAACAATTTGATAAACAGATTCGTGCGGCTATAAACAAACATAAATCTGCTGATGAATATGCTATTGTTCTTTATTATTAAAAACCTCGAAAGGAAACATTTCGTGTGGCATTAAAAATCGTAGACTTCTCAGATGGCATAAGAAGTGACAATATACAATATAATTTTAATGACTTACAAAATCAAATAAATTACGATAGATCGTTTATCGTAGGATCTGGTATAGCAAAAGGGCTTAATATAAACATCGATGAAAGAAACTTTAATATCTCAGTAAGCGATGGTTCTATTATCGACCCTAATGGTGCCCTTATAGACATAACCGGTAAGTCATTAAATATAGATCTACCATCTACTATTCTTCAAACCATTATAAAAGATTATGTAGTTCAGAATAAAACAATAACTTTAGTTGATACACCATACGCAAGCAATGACAGATATATTGCTGCTATTGATCCTGCTTTGAATGATTATCATAATGATATAAATATCACGACTTTATTAGGATCTGAAATTACAGATTTCAGTGCGACAGATAATAGCAATGTATTTACAGTCAATGTAAATGACAATACAATTGTTACGGTAAGATACTACATAGCTTATGATGTAATCTATACTGTATACATTAATACAGATGATGAAGTGCAGTTTTGTCAGGGCGTATCATCTACTTCGCCAAGTGAATATGGATTAAAAGACTTTAAGTATAAACTTGGCAATGTCTTTATCAAGACTAATGTCAATGGCTATACTACAATCTCTGTTATCCAGGATATGGGTGACAGAGTCAATATATATACCAATGAAAATGGAGAATTATATATTGGTGGCAAGCCGTTCAGTTCATTTACTTATATCTATACAGTTAAGCCCACAAATCCAAAAGAAAATGATATGTGGTACAATGGACAGTATGGAAACAATATAATATATGTATATCGTATTATAGATGGAATCGGCCAATGGTGCCCATTAGACAAATACGTATATGCATTACATAATAACAGCAAATTATGGAACCCTACTGATACTGTTACATATACAGCTGATTTCATGGATCCTGAGTATTTTATATTCAGTAAGACAGAACAGAATATGTTCTTTGAGCCGAAAACAGAGTCGCTTAAAGTAATTGTGGATAACACGATCTTACATAGTGATCAGTTCGAAGAAGTTACAATAGATGACGTAAATCATCTTATTTTATCATTGAATACGAGTTCTGCAAGATATAAGTATCTACAGAATATTGGCTATACTCGTGCCTTTATAGATTCGCTATTATACAATATAGATGCAGATGGAAATATTATAGGACAAAAAGATCCAGTATGTGTAGGATTTAAATTGCGCGAGCCAACATCTTACTTCTTTACAAAAGAAGGTTATGAACGTGGTCCTTATGTTGAAGCCATAGTAACGCAGTCTTATATAACTCCTTCTATTCAACGCAAAATAGATAAAATCTCCACTTATGTTACTGAAAGAAACATAACTGTTGGAAGTTCTTCTGTAGAATATAATAATACTCTTAAGTCTTATCTTGTAACAACTGATTCTACTTATGATTATAATGAGAATCAGCTTGAAGTTTATATTAATGGAATTAAACAACTTAAGGATATAGACTATAATGAAGTCAGTTTATCTACAACTTCTAAATCGACTCAATTATTTAAGATAAATAAAGAGTTGACAGAAGCAGATATTATAACATATAGAATCAATACAAAAGTATATTCATTTGATGAGCTTGTAAATGATAATAGCAAGTTCTGGTTCTTTGATACTGTAATCACACGAGCAACTGATGACCTTAATCTGAATCTTCCTGAAGCTTTAGCACTTAATAGTAAATCTTTTGTCTTAGCATTCAGGAAAACTACAAGAACCATATTAATACGCAAGACTGATACTATTCAGAATAATGCTGACTATGAAATTGTCTATGATGAAGATACGAATCAGAGTAAACTTCATATACTAAATGAAGATGCTATCCCTGTTGGAGAATCTATTTATCTCGTAGGGCTAAAGCAAAAATTTGACGGCATTGATTACGACTATAGTTCCAGTTTCTTAAAAATGATAGAGCCAGGTGCAGTTGAGGGACAGCTGCTCAGAGTTTCTCAAACTTATCAAGGCAATGTTGAAAAACTCAAAGCAGATAACATCGTTTCTTATAATAAGTCTGCATTATTTATACAGTGAGGTGAATCAGATATCTTATGAAAAAAGCTAATATAAGTTGGTTAATCAAAAATGATGAGAACAGCTATGATTTATCTTACGATTACTATTTAGGCAACATAAATGGCAATGAAGATACGAGCATAACTATTCAGGTCTGGAATAACTATCAAGGATTTGAAGACGTAGAAACAATCCATGATGCTAAACTTATTCTGAAAACTACGTCTATTGATGATTCATATATATTTGATTATCTCACTGTAAGAATAAATAAAGCAACAAAGAAGCTTGTGAAGTATAGTGATGTTAAATATGGTGTGCAAATCGGAACTTTGTCTGGATTAAAAAACAATGGATCAGAAACTAGCCAGGAAGCACTAGGTAATAAAAATATGTGTACAGTTGAACTGATCTTTAATGCCATTGACTTCAAGGTTAAAGAGGGGTTAAAGCATTTAGTTCTCGATATAGAATCTAATACTTAATCATTTTCGAAAAGGAATAAGATAGACATGTCTAGCATTAAAAAATTACCTGATCTTCTTGTTTTCCGAGGAAACAGTGATGAGGTTGCAAAGCAACCGATTATTGATAGGCAGTTAGTTTTTGATACAGCAAAAAATATATTTTATGTAGACACAAAAGGTCAACGTAAAATATATGGTCAAGATGTATCGAAGATAGAATCTGCAATCAAAGATATAGCTCAGAAAATCGAAGATGGCACAATCATCGATCAGGATGACGTCAATAACATGATTGATGAAGCTATCGAAGATAAACAGGATAAAATAACATACATAACTGATACTTTATATAAAGATCAGTGGGATAAATATAGTGACCTAGAAACAGACGATCTTCATGAATATTATTATTATAATGAAGATATAAAGTCTGGTGCAAAAGTACATATGACTCCAATACTTAAAACATCAGAAGATTATGATATTATTTGTCGTGCACAGCTCTTCCCTTCTATTGAGGAATTTACAAAAGATGATAAAATCTATTATCTGATCCGCGCTAAGAACATCCCTGCTAAGGATATTCACGTCTACATATCTGTAACTAACTAAGGAGGAACATCTCAATAATGGCTACTGATAAACAATATCTTAATTCAATTAATGGATATATAATCCAGGATAAAGAGCTTACTGATGTTGTTGATACCTTAAAAACAACTGTTAGTGGAAAAGCTACAGATACAGACGTTGTGCATAAAACTGGTGATGAATCAGTCGCAGGCAATAAAACCTTTACTGGAACAATCGAAGTCAAAGGTGAAACAACTCTTAGCAAGTTAGGAATTTCTGATGCCAAGATTGAAGGTAATACAATTACTCTTGGTGAACAGAATATAACTCCTGTTTCCTCTATAAATAATAAGACGGGCGCAGTAACACTTACTGCTTCTGATCTTGGAATTGATATAGCTACTGATTCTGATGTAGAGACTATGATTACAAATACTATAAATCCTAAATAAAGATGTACGGGTAAATAAAATACATATGGCAACATTAGATACAAGTGTGATCTTAGGTAAACATCTTGAATCAGCCCTAAAAGCTGTTGCAGCTAAATTAGGTACTAAAGCTAATTCAAGTGATGTAATTACCAAAGGTTCTCAAATATTAACAGATTCAGAAAAAGAGCAGGCAAGGGTTAATATAGGCGCTGGCACTTCTGATTTCTCTGGCAAATACGCAGATTTACCAGATAAACCAGCAGCAGTATTATATACAGCTCAATCTCTTACTGAAGATCAAAAGGCTCAGGTCAGATCTAATATCGGCGCAGGAAGTACTTCCTTCTCTGGTAATTATAATGACTTGTCTAATAAGCCTACAAAGCTTAGTGATTTTACTAATGATCAAAGTTTTGCTACTACAACAGAAGTTAGTACAGCAATAGCAAATTCAAAGCACGCTTCATTCTCTATTGTCTCTACACTTCCTACAGCAGCTAATGCACAAGAGAATATTCTATATCTCTTTAAGAATACTACAACAGGTTATTATGATATCTATGCTAAGATAAGTGATAAGCTTGAAAGACTTGATGATGTAAGCGTAGATCTCACAGACTATTCTACTACTACTCAGATGAATAGCGCAATCTCTACTGCTACAGATAGTATGTTAAAGTATTCTGCGCAAACACTTACTGATGCTAATAAAACTCAAGCTTTAAGTAATCTTGGTGTTGCGCTTGCTTCAGACTCTGATGTAACATCTATGCTTACTGAGATTGGATTAAGTGCGTAAGAATTCTCTTAAACAATAAACTTCTGATATAATAAAAATAAATAGAGGGTCTATAATCGATTTTATAGATCCTTTTTTGCCTTTAACATAATAGTTATATTGTTGGTAATTATTCTTACTCAATAATCTCCTGCATAATCGCGTAATATAGATATAGACTGTTTCGCAAAAACACAATAGTATATCACACATAAAGAAAGTAAGAAAGATATATATGAACAACAAAGTTTTAGCTAGCATTGCGTCGATTAAAACAACCTTAGCTTCTTTAAAAACAAAAAACGATAATGCTGGCAATAAGAATTATATTAGTGTTATAAATCTGCCATTAAGTAATTGGGATTCGAGCGCCCAAACACAAACTGTTACAGTATCAGGTATAAAATCTAATGAATTAGAACAAATAGTAAGAGTATCTCCCTGGTCTACTAATCCAGATAATGCGAAAGCTTATTATAACTTTGGCATAAGAGCTATTTCGCAGGCAGAAAATTCTCTTACTTTTTATGCCAAGACTATACCTACAAGTGATCTTAAAGTAGTTGTATCATATGTTTATGGTAAAATAAATCTACCGAAAAAGGTCACGGAAAATACATAAGGCAAATAAGCCCCTTGCCAACTCCGGGAAAATATGCTACAATTAGTCAAGTTACTCCTGGTGCATTAGTATATTTTAATACAACTTTATCTGGTTCTGATGCTTCTACTCCCTTTATAGTTTTAGGCTTATCCAAACAAGGCAACTCTATCCTGCTGCTTCAAAAAATAGTATATGAATCAAAAGTATTCCATACTGGCGATTCACCGTATTATACTTCTAATATAGAAAAATATTTATCTGCTGACGCTTCTGAAACTGATAGTTATAGGTCTAAATTACCTGAAGCCATTAGAAATGTATTAGTTAATACCGAAATCGAATCGTATGTATTTGAGAATAAGACAACTATGATGACTTCAAAAGATATATTCTTGCCGTCTGTTACAGAGTTAGGCGGCACAGACTCTTCTTACCATGTTGAAGGTAAATCATATCTTGATGTTCTGAAAATTGCATATACTACAGATGATGACAACACTGCTAGAGTTACACAGACTTCAACTGGTGGTCAAAATTTCTACTGGACTCGCACTGCTAAAGATAAAAGTAGTACATATATTATTTATACTAATGGCATTATAACATTTGCATCTAATCCATTAGGTGGCTCATACGTACGTCCTATTTTATCTGCTTCTCCAGACACTCTTGTATCAGAGGATTCAAGCGGTACAATTTCATTACTTCCTACTTCTATAGCACATGAAATTGATATAAGCTTTTATTGTGGATCAAGTAAATTGTGTCCTACTAAAGCTCGTTTATTATCTAATATATTAAACGCAGATTCTTATACTATATCTATAACTAATAATTATAAAGATTCTGAACCTGTGTGGACTGTAGCAGATACAGATGGATTTGCAAATCTAAGCAACACTACAAAAACAACAGATAAATATGAATTAGGAGTAAGAGTTCAGGCGCAATCATATAGCAGTGGAATTACGATTAAGAATCTTTCTCTTGTTTATATAACATGATAAGAATATATAGAAAGTCTATAGCTATACATCTATAATAAGATGTACGCATAGACTTTTCTATTGCTAAATAGTTCCATATCATTATGTTCTGAATAAGCAAATCGATCACTGATCTTGGTAATAATATTTTAGAAACGGCATAGTATTTTCCTATGTCAGAAAAATAACTTTCGAAAATTATTTTAGTTTAAATCAAAAGCTGAAAGGATAAATATAATGGCTAATAAAACCTTATTAGATTTATCACAACTTAAAACGGCGCTATCCACTTTCAAAACATGGATAGGCAATAATGTCCTGAAAAAGGATAATACGACCGCATATACTCCCACTGCTAATTATCATCCTGTTACTAAAAAGTATGTAGATGATACAGTTAGTAATGCATCAAATGTTTATACAGCTACTACTACAGTATCTGCTGATAATACATCTGTTATAACAAATCCGTTATCTGTAGCTATATCTGATTCTGCTCAAGTATATCAGAATGGTCTTTTACTTATTAAAGGTGTTAACTATAATATAAATAGTGACGGAAATATAGCTTTAATTGGAGCGACGGCAGACAAAGATGATACCTTTACAGTAGTTTCTAAAGTTTCAGGATCTGATGTAACTATAACATCTACTGCTGCGAATGTTACGTTGGCTAATACTAATGGATATTTTGATAATGCTACTAGTGTTGAGAGCGCAATAGATAAAATTGGATCAACATTGGTTTGTATTTCTCAGACACAGAAAATTACTTTACCTGCGTCTTCATGGAACAGTTCAACAAAAACTCAAACAATTAGCGTATCTGGTATAGTCGCAGATGAAACTAAACAGGTCATTCATGTATCTCCATCTACTGCATCAGCTGATAATATGAATCTGTATTATGACTCTGGTATAATGGCAACTGGACAGGCGGAAAACTCTCTTACATTTACAGCAGATAAAATACCATCTAGTGATATTACTGTAATTGTAAGTTATACAAAATCAATTGTATTAGGTAGTATAGGAGAAGCTTAATTAATATATGATAGTTAATACAGCATATAATAAAAAATCTAATAATTCTACAAGCCAAGCCATTCAATCTAAAGATGTGAACTTCATAAATTATGATGGTACGTTATTATATTCATATACATTAGCAGAAGCAAAAGTATTAACTGAATTGCCCGCATTGCCTTCTCATGATGGATTAATATGTCAAGGTTGGAACTGGAGTCTTGCGGATATCAAAGCGCTCGGGCGGGCTGTCACGGTCGGGGCGATGTATATTACGGATGACGGGAAGACGAGAATCTATATACACCTCGAAGAGGGGCGCACGTCGCCTATGCTCGGGTGCTGCCCGAACGGGACGGTTACAGTTGACTGGGGTGATGGAACTGCACCGGATACACTGACTGGGACAAGTACAGGCACAGTCAAATGGACACCGACGCACAATTACGCCGCGCCTGGGGATTATGTGATAAAACTCACGGTCAACGGGTCGATGGGACTTTATGGGACAAACAGTACCAAACAATATAGCGGTCTACTCCGACATAGCGCATCGTCGGACGCCAGAAACTATGTTTATCAAAACGCGATACAAAAGGTCGAAATAGGCGACAACGTTACGTCGATTGGGAGCTATGCGTTCGGCAGCTGCAACTCCCTATCCAGCATCACTATCCCTGATGGCGTTACATCGATTGGGAGCTATGCGTTCGGCAGCTGCTACTCCCTATCCAGCATCACTATCCCAGACGGCGTTACGTCGATTGGGAGCTATGCGTTCGGCAGCTGCAACTCCCTATCCAGCATCACTATCCCTGATGGTGTGACATCGATTGTGAGCTATGCGTTCTACTCTTGCTACTCCCTATCCAGCATCACTATCCCAGACGGCGTTACGTCGATTGGGGACTATGCGTTCTGGAGGTGCTACTCCCTATCCAGCATCACTATCCCAGACGGCGTTACGTCGATTGGGAGCTATGCGTTCGACGGTTGCAGTGGAGTAAAATTCTATGACTTCACCGCCGCAACCGCAGTTCCGACCCTGGCAAACGCAAACGCATTCACCGGCATCGCCGACGACTGCGAAATTCGTGTCCCGATAGCGCTTTACGAAGAATGGATGGCTGCGACGAACTGGTCAACATACGCCGATCATATTGTCTATGTCGGAACGCCGTATTATCTCAATGTAGCAAGCAACGACGGCGGAACGGTAACGCCGACCGGACAAGTTATTGCACCCCCGGGATGCACAAGGACACTCAAGATCGTCCCGGACGGTACACATGAGCTGTCGGATATCACGCTTGACGGCACGAGCGTCAAGAGCGCGACAACATATGCGGACGCTTCCTCTAACGCCTGGGCTGTCGAAGCCGTAGACAACGCATCGTACGGCTTTGCGCTTAACGCAAACGGCTACTACGAGTCGCAGAACAAAGGCAAGAGTAGCTCAGCCGCCGTATGTAAAATCGCAATCACCGTGCTCGCGGAGATAGCGATGTCACTTGACATTATCAACTCTGGCGAATCCAACTATGACTACGGTTTACTCGGCGCGGTCGATCAGGTACTGATAACGACGAACTCAGCTGATTCTGGCGTGGTGTGGTCTGGCAAGGGTAAATCATCAACAGACGTCGTAAATGTCCCTTTCACTATCCCGGCTGGCACGCACTATATCTACGCAAAGTTCATCAAGGACGGTTCAGGTCAAGACGGCAATGACAGCTTGCAGTTCAAGGTGAATCTACCGACCGAAAGTTTTTGGTCATACAAAATCGAAAACGTACAGTCCGATCATAATATTGTTGTAACGTTTAATACTAAATAAGTCTAATAATATAAAATGGAGCGCAATTATGTCTAAACAAAAAATCTTAGCCAAGCTTGATACTTTCCTACCTAAAGCAGGTGGAACAATGTCTGGCGCATTAACCCTTAATTCAGATCCTACAAATAATCTTGAAGCAGCTACTAAACAATATGCTGATACACATGGTGTTACTTATGCTGCTAGTGCTGATATTGCAACGCTTCTAAATAGTGTAGGACTTACTACTGAGTCATAATAAAAGACATATAAAGGCACAGGGATCTTATCCTGTGCCTTTATTTTCTATTGATAACCTTTTTCTCATATTGATTATTATGAAGTCTACTATTCGATTTAATAGTAATATTGCTAATATTTTTATGTTCTTTTATATTAGCAATCTTTTTTAATTCATTCCATGTCTTGGTTTTGAATAGTCTTATTAGTGTTGTAGACGATGGCGAATCTTTCTTACGTCTTTTATCATAATCATTTCTAGAAGTGGCATTAAGCATATCCATTTCTTTCGCAAAAACTGTAAGCAACTCTTCTTTATCTGCTTTTTGATATATTGCATATGGAGAATATCCATCAGGCTGAGAAAAATATTTATTTATAAAATCACGCACTGACATTTTAAAATGGCGCTTAATATTATTAGATGCAGGCATTTTTTCATTTTTAAAATCTGTATTGCGCAAATAACTACGACCGTTATCCTTACAATACTGATTACAAGCGTCTAAAATTTTCTTTTGATTCCATCCAATGTCTGGTAATGCATCTATACATTCAGTTAATTTTTGTATAGCGTTTATTGCTTCTTGATCATTCTTACTGCAATTGTTTTTTATGATTTGTATAGCATATAACATTGCATCTTTTCTCGTCATCATAGCGAAAAATCAATCTCCCATTGACTTTTCAACTATGTACGTTCATCCCGATGAACGTACATAGTTGAAAATTAAAAGTTGTATTCAATTTTAACAGAATCATCTGTAATCATGATAGCCTTTATTAGTGCTTTTAATGTAATTCGTCTCTCATCCATAGTCATATTTGGCCACATACTCTCTAGATTCTCAAGTTCGTTTCTTTTACGCATTCTTTCGTCAGAAAGCAATACTAGAGTTTTCTCATCTTCTATCTGTTTTTGTAAATTGTCTTTTTCTTGTTTTAAGCTTTTAATTTTTGCTAATAGTGTATCATCGTCATCACCATTAGATTCTGAAAAAAGGACATATAGACGTTCTAGCTTTTTATTACATTCTGAGAGTCTTGATTCTAATGCTGATGCTGTAGAAGATATTCCACTAGCCTGTTCTTCATTATGAATAATATTTGCAGTTATTTTAAAAATGTCATTTATTACAATATCTTCTATTGTCTTTGCCTCAATTGCTTTATTGTCACAATTTTTATCCTTGATTAAATAGTCTCTTCCAGTTGAAACACGGGAATAGCAAATTAATTTTATTACATTTCCCCATTTCATATAACGCATTTTTGCTCCGCATTTGCCACATACTAAAAGCCCAGTTAAAAGATAATTTGATCCTATCTGACTTTTACCAGATCGTTCTTGCATCGCAAGCATAGCCTTATCATAAATTTCTTTTGAGATTATTGGTTCATGCCTGCCTTGATACTCTTTACCTTTATATATAATAACTCCAGTGTTACTTTTCCGTTTTAGTATCTGTGATACAAGGCGGTCATATTTTAAGTTAAATATATTAGCTATTCTTTGCATAGAATAGCCCTTCAGATAAAGATTATATATTTGCTCTACTGTCTCGGCATCTTTATTTTTAACTAATATGCCCTGATTTTGATCATAGTCGTACCCAAATGGTACTATTCCTCCTCCCATCCAGTATCCATCCTCAACTCGTTTTTGCATACCATTACGAGTTCTTTCATAAATATTCTCACGTTCAAGTTGCGCAAAGACAGAAAGGATCCCTATTACTGCTCTGCCGAAAGGCGTAGCAGTATTAAAACTTTCACTAATAGAAATGAAAGCAATTCCATTAGGAATAAAAATATCTTCTATTAAATGAAGTGTGTCTTTCTGCGACCTACTTAATCTATCTAATTTATATACAATCACATGGGTTATATCATGCTTCTCTGCATCAAGAATCATTTTTTGCATTTGTGGACGCTCTAAGGATCCTCCAGAATATCCGTCATCTATATAATATTCTATACTTTCTGGAGTTGTCGGCATTGATTTTGCATATGCAGTCAGTTTTTCTTTTTGAAAATCAATGGAATATCCTTCTTCTGCTTGTGCATCTGTAGACACACGAGCATATAATGCCAACTTGATATGGTCACCATTGTTTTCCTGGTCGATTTTTATCATTTTGCTTCTTTTCATAGATTTCAATCCCTTCCAATGTATATCAATAAAGTAAAACTATGCCGCAATATAGTCATGAAAATACATGATTATATTATAGCATAGTTTTTGTGTATAGTCAATACATATTATGAAACTTTTATATTATTTCCATTTCTTCCATACTTTACTCCAAGCATAACATTTTTTAATTGCTCGTTGCTTTGTAAATGAGTGTTTGCATATTCTATTAAATCATTTAGCTCGACTTGTTTCCCATTTAAAAAACGCGTTATAGTAATATTCGATTTGCTCTCATTATTATTCATTCTTTTATCCTCTTTTATATTTTAGTTTTATATATCTATTATAACCATTACTTTATCAGCTATTCGCTGAATCGATACAACCAAAAACGTTACAAAATATTCATCACCTTCTTAAATGTATATTGTATATTAAATCACTCGCTTTTATATTATTCATTAAGTTATCAATCGTTTATAGTTATAGTAATATATTTCTTAGAAAAATAACTTTCAAACTTTCAATATAGAAAGGATTTTATAAAATGGCTGAAAAGAAAACTATAGATCTTGACCAGCTTAAGACTATACTAGAACAAGTAGTATCATATATAGATAGTAAAGCCAGTGACTCTGGTTCTGTATATAGTGCAAATACTACTGTTGCTGCTGACAATACTTCTACTATAGTATGTCCATTAACAGAACCATTAAATGAATCTAGTCTTATATATCAAAATGGTATTTTAATTTCGAGCGGTACACATTATACATTAAGCGCAGATAAGAAATCAATCAGTCTTGTAGGATATACTGCGCAAAAAGATGATATATTTACTTTTATAACTAAATCTACTGGAGTAGATATAAAACTTAATGCCACTGCCTCTAACGTTACAATTCAAAATAAAAACTCATATTTTGATGGAGCAACAGATGTAGAGTCTGCATTAAATTCAATAGGCGGTAAATTAAATGGTGGAGTAGTTTCAAGTGTTAAAGTAAATGGAACAGCAGTTACTCCTGATTCAAGCGGCGCAGTAGATATTCCTTCTCCTACGATTAAACTAAATGGTACCGCTATAACTCCTTCTACAGATGGTACAGTAAATATAAAGAATGTAGTAACTACTGCTGGTACTGTTATGACTGGTAATCTTGTAGCTAAACCAGATAGCTCTGGCAACCATGTTAGAAACATAGCTGTATATTCAAGCACAGATGGTCTCCCTACTACTGGAAATGATGGAGATATTATACTTGTCTATGCTGACTCTTAATAAAGATAGAGGTAAAATTGCTTATGCGCGATGGATTTACCAAAGCAGAATATCTTGAATTATCAGGCAAAGAATATATAAATACTGAATTTACAGTGAGTGGTAAATCTCGTATTGTCCTTGATTGTATGCAGCTTGATACATCTGCGACTTTTTGCTTTTACTGTACACGTACTACTGCTAGTGGTACAGATAAAAAATCTAATACATTATTTTATATCAAAGATAGTGGATATCGTACTGACTATTATGGCACTTCAAAAACTACATCTGGATATTATACAACGTCAAATTCAAGATTTATAATAGATAATAATCAGGGTATTGTTAAAATAGGATCTGACTATACTGTCTCAATGACTACGCTATCTGATAAATCAGCTAGTGCACTATTTTTAGGAGCAAGTTATGTTTGCAATACTGGTCGAACTACAGAACTTAATAATTATGCAAAATTAAGAATTTATAGTTGTCAAATTTATGATGATAATTCTACTTTAGTAAGAGACTTTGTCCCATGTCTTGAAGAAAGTTCTGGGCATATAGGATTATATGATCAAGTAAACGATCTATTTCATAGACCAATTGGATCTGGAAATTCAATATTACAGATTTCAAATCCCATTAATGGCAATATAAGAATTAATAATACTTTTAAGTCTCTTGCTAATGGATATATAAATATAAATGGATCATATAAGCCAATAATAGAATCCTATC